GCAGCCCGAACCCCGACCCGGAATAGGGGCAGGTCGAGCCGTCCCACGCGCCGATCTGCGCGGGCGTCGCCGATCCCATGAAGGCCGCCACGTCGGCCACAGCGCTGGCCGGCGTCGCCGCCTCGATGCGACCGCGCCACGGGTAATTGGTGAAGTCGCCGAACAGGAACGGATAGACGATCACGCGAAAGCCGCGCGCCTTGCACTCGGCGATCAGCCGGAACAGCCCGAGGTCGTCGGGCGTCGCGCCATAGGCCGGGTCGCCGCTGATCCGCGTCACCTCGGCAGCCGCGGCGCGCGTGACGCCGGAGACCACCCACGACCGCGGCGTGGTGGCCTTGTCGTCGAAGTCCACCTTCGGCCGCACGTTGGCCGCGCTGGCGGTCAGGCTGTCGAAAAACCAGCCGACGACGATGTTGACCGTCTCGACCGCCGGGATGTCGCGCTGCAGCTGATCGAGGCTGACCAGCGCGTCGGCGCGGTCCTGCACCTGGCTGACGTTGATCGCCGCGCGCGACACCTCCGCCCCGCCGGTCGACAGCACGCGGCTGAACTGCGCCACGGTGTCGAGCGCGTGGTCGCCCGAGCCGGGCAGCAGCGCCACGCCCTGCACCGGCAGGCGCGAGCCGGCGGGATACTTGAACACCTCGACGCTGATCTGCGGCGGGCGGCCGTTCAGCGCGGTCACGTCCAGCCGGTCGAACACGATGTAGGCCGTGCCGCGATAGGCCGGCACGTTGCCGGCGCCGTCGAGCGCCTCCATCACCGGGTCCGGCGTTTGCGCCGCCGAGCCGAGATAGACGCTGTGCGCGACCTGAAGCAGGTCCAGCTCGATCCCGTCCGCCCAGACGCGGCCGATGCCGTCGATGGGCCCTTCGCCGAGGCTGACGGCGAAGCTCAGCGCGTAGCTGAACGTCCGCGTGGTGGCCTTGGGCGCGCTGCCCTTGCCCTGCCGCTGGCTGGTCTCGGTGACCGTCTCCAGCAGGTGCGACATCCACATCAGCGTGCCGCCGACGCGCTGGCGGCCATGGACGCGCGGGATCGGCGCGCCCTCGGTGGACGACATCGCGCCGGCGCCGGTCAGGCGCGGCCCTTCGCGCAGCGTGTCCTTGCCGAACAGCCGGCTGTCGAGAAAGCCGCCCGCGACACCGCCGACCGCGCCGCCGATCACGCCGCCGATGACGGCGCCGATGGGGCCGAACAGCCCGCCGATGGCCGAGCCGCCGAGCGTGCCCAGCGGCCCGGTGATCGCGCTCATGTCAGTCGTCCAGTCCCGGCAAGGCGAAGGCGCCGGCGCGTCGGTCCGCCCAGCCGCCGAAATGCGTCTCGACCACGCCGGCCGGGGGGATCGCGTGAATCATCGTGCCCTCCCCGCTCATCAGCGCGGCGTGCGCCCACGCCTCGCAGATGCGCCAGCGAAAGATCAGCACGTCGCCGGGCCGTGGATCGGCCACCGGCGTCAGCAGCCGCGCCGCGGTGTCGCGGATGCGGTCCTGATCGGGATCGGCCGCGAAGTCCCACGAATAGGCCGGCATCGGCTCCAGCGGCTCGCCCAGCGCGAAGGCGCGGCAGGCGTTCAGCAGCCCGACGCAGTCGCAGCCCGCGCCCTTGACCGCGGCGCGCGCCACGAACGGCGTGCCCAGCCACGTCCGCGCCTCGGCGATCAGCGCGGCGCGCGTGCTCACCAGAACACCGCCAGCATGGCGTGCAGCTGCGCGGCGCTGAACAGCGCGCCGGCCAGCACCCACGCCGCCCTAGTCGCGGCCGACATTGCGCCCGCTCCCGTCCAGCGGCTCGCGCTGGTCCGCGACCTGCGCCACCGCCGCGTCGCCCGGCATGTGGGGAAAGCCCCGGAAGTTGGTCGCGTTGGCGAACTTCGCCTTGCAGGTGCGGAACTGCTTGTCGCAGCCGGCCGTCAGCCGCAGCGTCTCGCCGGCGACCGGCGTGACCCGCGGCGCGGTCCACAGCTGCAGCTTCGCCGTGGCCCCGGCGATGAACAGCCGCGCCTCGTGCGCCTGCCCCGCATTCGCGCCGGTCAGCCACAGCGCCTCGCCGCCCTCGAACCAGCCGCTGGCGAAGGCTCCCAGCCCGCTCAGCGTCAGCAGCGTGCGCGTCTTGGCCGCCACCACCGTGCCGACGCCGCGGAACGTCGCCGTGGTCACGTCCTTGGCGCAGCGCGCGTCGCCCAGCACCGCGTCGCAGAGCCGGCCATGCGTGCGCCCGCGCGCGATCAGCGCATCCTCGGTCACGCTGATCACGTCCACCGAAAAGCCGGTCTCGCCGCGGGTCATCTCGCCCAGGCGCCCGGTGAAGTCGCGCCAGAACCCGGTCGGGTCTTTCCAGTCCACCCACAGCGCGTTGACCGCGGCGCCGTCCCACAGCCCGGCCGCGACGTCCGCCGCCATCACCGCCGCGGCGTCGAAGGCGCCGGCCGCGCCGAAATTGCTCGCGCTCAGATCCAGCGTGCTCTCGGCGTCGGTCGCGTCCAGCGCGTTGACCGGCGTGTAGACGTCGCCGTCGACCGTCAGCGGTCGGTCGTGATCGGTCCAGCGGAACACCTGCGCGTCCGCGCGCGTCACCTCCCAGCACCGCGCCAGCGTCGTGCCGCCGGCCGCCGCCGCGCTCAGGATCGCGGCGGGGATCGTGCGGCTCATTGCGTGCGATCCTCGATCACGCTCAGGCTGGCGATCTGCCCGGCGGCGAACTGCTCCAGCACCGCGTCGAAGTCGTCGTCGCCGAACATCACCGGCACGTCGAACTCGAACCCCGCCTTCACCAGGTGGCCGTTGGCCGGCGCGCTCGACAGCGTCACCACGCCGGTCGCGGTGTTGACGCTCGCCGGCGTGACCAACGCGCCGTTGACCTCCACCAGCACCGTGCCTGAGACCGGCTTGCGGATGGTGCGGACATAGCTCTGGCCGCCGCTGGAATAGGTCTTGACAAGCTGGAATGTCGTCGCCACGCCGTCGCCGGTCCCGATCAGCTGATCGGTGCGCGCCACAATCCCGCCCGGCGCGCAGGACTGGTAATCGAAGCGGTCGCGCACGCGGAAGCCGCGAAGGCCGCCGCCGCGCGCCTCCCAGAACGTTCGCAGCGTCTCGACGTCGGCCAGCGAGCGCACGAACGGCCCGAGGTCGCCGCGCACCAGCGATCCCGCCCAGCGCGCGTTGCGCACGGTGCGCCCGTCGCCCAGCCCGATCCGCTCCACCGGGCGGAACCGGCTCATGCGGATGCCGCTGGGCGCACCGGCCAGATCGAGCCGCACCTCGTCAAACGCCATCAGAGCCGCCCCGACCCGACGCGCACCGCGCGCGCCAGCTCCGCCGCCACCTGGCCGCGCGAGGCGCGGAAGCTGTTCACGTCCTGCGCCATGATGTTGACCACGATGCTCGACCCGCCCATCCCCTCGGCCAGCCGGTGGTTCGGCGTGACTTGCGCGCCGCGCGGCAGGTTCACCAGTTCCGGCCCGCGCTCGCCGACCAGCGCCATGCCGCCGGGCGCGAAGTCGGTGCCGGCCGCGAATTGCGGCAGGATGCCGGGGATGTTGATGCCGTTGACCGCGCCCGACAGCGCGCCGGCCAGCGGCCCCGCGCCGAACAGCCCCTGAACACCGAGGTTCAGGAGCTGCAGGCCGATCTTCTGCAGACCTTCCTCGAAGCTGTCGGCCGACAGCGCCGCGGAGGTGATCGAATTGGCGACGCTCTCGAAGGCGCGCGTCTGCGCTTCGGCCGCCCGCGCGCTTTCCTGCTGCGCGCGCGCCAGCTCCGCGTTCGCCTCCGCGCCTTCGCGGATCACCTGGTTGACCAGCCGGTCGATCTCGCGCGCCTCGTCGGCGATGCGGCCGAACTCCGACCCGCCGCCGCCGCCGCCGCTGGACCGCCGCCCGCCGCCGCCGCCCCGCGCGCCCGCCGCCGTCACCGAGAACGGCGCGTTCGCCGCCGCCAGCGCCTTGTCGATGGCGATCTCGGCCAGCGTCGCTTCGGCGGTCAGCTGCTTGAGCTCGTCGCGCAGCCTCTGCCCTTCCGCGAAGCGCTCGATGCCTGCGCGCCCGATGCCGCGCCCGGCCGCCGGGCTGAAATCGCGCGACGACAGCTCCCCGGTCAGGGCGGTCACGCGACCCTGGCGTTCCGCCTGCAGCGCCTGCTGGCGCTTGATCTCAAGCTCGAGCAGCGCCTTCTTCGCCTCGAACTCGCGCTTGGTGTCGGCGACGATGCTGTCGCTGGCCGAGCCCTGCGCGCTCGCCGTGGCGCTGATCGCGTCGGCGTAGGCCACCGCCGCCGCCTCGACGTCGCGCACCGCGCTTTCCAGCCCGCCGGTGGACAGCTCGAGGTTCTCGGCCTCGTCCGACGCCCCGCCCAGGCTGATCGCCAGCGCGCCGACGATGGCGCCCGCCGCGCCCAGCACCGCGCCCCACGGCCCGAACATGCCCAGCAGCTGCGCGCCCTGCTGCGTCAGCGCGACGATGGGGTTGCCGCCGCTGGCGACCTGGGTGGCGAAATCGCCGACCTGGTAGCCCGCCTGCTGCGCGGCGGCGCCGATCTTGCGGTAGCCGTCCGCCGAGCCCAGCCGCTGGACGGTGCGGTCGACCTCGGCGGTGTCGGTGGCGATCTGCTTGGCCGCGCGGGAATAGCGCCGCTCCGCCGCGGTGACCTTGCGCTCGAACTGGTCGATGCGCGCGTCCAGCACCACGGCGAGGCGCGCGAGTTCCTCAGCCATCGGGATACTCCGCCATCATCTCGCGCAGCCGCGCGCGGGTCATCGCCAGAGGTTCGTCCCTGATCCAGCCCTGCGCGCGGGCGTGGCCGATCCAGCAGGCGTAGATCTCGGCCAGCGTCGCGCGGCGCAGGGCCTCGGGCGGCCAGCCGAGCGCGCCGGCCATGCCGTAGAGCGTCAGGCGATCCCAGCTGGGTTGGCCGCCGCCGGATCGCCCGCCCCGGTAGCGGCCGGGGAGTTTCCCAGCGCGTCGTTCAGATCGTCGATGGCGCCGCGCACCAGCCGCGCGGCGAAGGCCGCCAGCTCGCGCAGCGTGCACTCGCCCATCAGGCGCCGCAGCAGGGCCGAGGCCTGCGCCGGGCTGAGGTCGCCCGCGTCGCGGATGGCCACGCGCAGCACCCGCTCGACCGCGCGCGGGTCGCCGATCATCAGCTGGCGCATGAAGGCGTCCCACGCGACGCCCTCGCCGATCATCTCCGCCCAGGCCAGCCCGGTGATCAGGCCGCGAATCTCGACGCCGCCCAGCGTCGCCGTCACGTGCCCGCGCATCAGGCGGCGGTGAAGGTGATCGCGCCGGCGCTTTCCAGCGTGATAGAGAACGTCGTCTCGCCGTCGTGCTCGCCGCCGTACTCCAGGCTGGGGATGCGGAACGAACCCGCCAGCGTGCCGAAGGACGGGATCACCAGCTGACAGGCCGGCGAGGTCGCGTCGAAGTAATGCTTGCGCATCGCCTCGTCCGTCGCGCCGTCCACAAACACGCCCGATCCCGACACCGAGCAGGTCCGCATCCCGTCCGCGGCCAGCAGCTCGCGCCAGCGGCCGACGCTGTCGGCGCTGGTGACGTCGATGGTGGTCGCGTTGAGGCTGATCGACGCCGAGCGGATGCCCGCGACGGTGGTGAACACCGTCGGCGACGCCGCCGTGGCGATCTTGATCAGAACGTCCTTGCCTGCCTGCGCAGCCATGTCGAAACCCTTTCGTGCTTACGCGCTGCGCGCGACGATGCCGATCTGATAGGTCGCCGCGGCGCCCGACGAATTCGCGATGCGCAGGATGTCGGCGGTCGAGGCCGTGACCACGCCGAGGCCCAGCGTCGCGGGGCACCCCAGCATCACGAAGCCGCCGGGCCGGATCGGGCCGATGGTCGGCGTGGTGCCGCCGAGGAACCCGACGAAGGGGTTGGTCGCGCCGCCGATGGTCAGGTTGGTCGTGTTCGCCACGCCCGAGCGCGGCTGGTTGTAGACGAACAGCGCGACCAGGTTCACCATCGTCAGCGTCGCGCCGAACACGTCCGCCAGCACGCCGGCGAGGTCGAGGTCGTCGTTGGTCGCGCTGGCGACGGTGCGCTCGTCGGTGAACAGCTGATCGGCGTTGTTCGCGCCGACGCCGCTGGCCAGCGCGAACTCGGCGACCAGCTCGGGGCGGAACACCGCCTCGCCGAAGTCGACCGTCTTGGTGTAGATCGGCAGCAGCGCCGCCCGGATCGAAGTGGTCAAAGGCATGTCGCGCTCCTAGCCGTCTGTGAGGATCTGCAGGTCGATGACGCCGTGCACCGTCACGCCGTCGGGGTCGCGCATGTCGCGCAGGGCGCTCACGCGCATCATCACCAGCGCGCCGGCGTCCAGCGTCAGCGGCTGGAAGTGCAGCGCGTTCTTGATCGCCGCCATGATCTGGCGGCACTGGACCGCGCCGGTGCGCCGCGACCAGACGTCGATCTGCATCAGCGCGTCCATGCCGCGCAGCGCCTGCCCATCGAACGGGATCGACGCCACCGTGCCGATCTCCACATGGGGAAATCGCACCCCGTCCGGCGCGCGGTCATGGATGCGCGTTGAGACCAGCGCCGTCACCGGCGCCGCGGCCTTGAGCGCGGCCACGACCGCCTTCTGCGCCTCAATCGTCCGATCCGCCACGCGCGATCTCCTTCGCCGCCGCCGTGACCGCCCGCTTGATCCGCCCGATCACCCGCTGGCGCAGCGAGAAGAACGCCGGCCGCAGGAACGGCCGCGCCGGCGCGCCTGGATGAAAGTCGCCCAGCGCGCCGCCCGCCTTGCCCTGCGCCTTGCGCACGGCGCCGCCGCGCGTCGCGTAGCGCTGGCCGGTGCTGCGCGCCGCGGTGCCGAACTCGACGAAGGCCGCGTACCAGCCCGCCGCGCCCTTGGTCGCCGGGAAAACCCCGATGAAGCGTTGCAGGTTGCCCGCCGCGCCCTTGACCATCCGCCCGAAATTGCCGACCGCGCCCGATGCGCCGAACCCGTCCAGCGTCGCGCGCACCTCGATGGCGCGGCGCAGCTCGCCGGTGTCCTTCGGCGCGATGGCTTTCGCCCGGTCGCGGACCTCCTCGGCGCCCTTCTGCAGCGCGCCGTCGATCCGCCCGGCCACCGCCGCCGGAAACGCCTGGAACCGCCGCGCGCCCGAAACCGCGCCGGTGACCTTCGAGGCCATCAGGGGGCCACCCCGCGCTCGACCACCATCTCGATCAGCCCGATCCGCTGCGGCGGGCGCACGTCGCGGATGGCGTACTCCGCGCCGTCGATCACCACCCGGTCGGCGGCGGTGACGCCGCGCGCCGCCACGCTGTCGCGGATGGTCAGCGTGCCCGCCGCGCTGCTCTCCAGCCGCCCGGCCTCGACGCTCTCGCGCCCCGGCCGCTCGGTCAGCCGCCCCCAGACGGTGGCCAGCGCGACCCAGCCGCCCGCGGTGACGTTGCCGTAATCGTCCGCCGTCGCGTCCCGCCGCTCGAAGCGGCAGCGGCGGTCCATCAGGCCGGCGGCGGCCATCACGCCACCCGCTGGACGCGCAGCCCGACCAGCAGCCGCTCGACGCTCAGCGGCGCCTCGGCCACCGGCGCGCCGACCACGGCCATCTCGCGGCGGGCGTAGAGCTCCGCCGCCATGAGCAGGATCGCGGCCTTCGCCTGCGCCGGCACGTTGGCGCCCAGATCGTCGCCGGCCGCGGCGTAGCCCGCCAGATAGGTGATCGCGACCGGTAGCGCCCAGTCGCGCACGTCCGGCCATTCGCCGTCATAGGCCAGCCGCAGCCGCGCCGGCTCGGCAAGCAGGTCGACCTCGTAGCCCTCGCTCGCCCAGGTCCGCGACACGCCGTCGACGTCGTCATAGACCACCGACGTCACGCTGATCGTCCGGCCGCCCGGCAGCGCCAGCTCGTCGCGCTCGCCGGGCGGGAAGTTGCTGATCCGCCAGACCATGGTGCGCGCGGCCAGCGCGCGGCCCGTCATGCGCTCCACCGCCTCGCGCGCCGCGGCCAGATAGCCCGCCAGCGCCGCGTCCTCATCAGCGTGATCGACGCGCAGATGCGCCTTCAGCTGCGCGACCGTCACCGGCTCGCCGGCAGGCGCGCCGCGGTCCAGCGACCAGCGCGGCGGCTCCCAGACCCGGAACGCGCCGCGCATCAGTACAGCCCGACGATCTCGGTGGCGGTGGACGCCAGCGCGATGCGCTTGGCGCGCACCGGATGATACACGCCGGCCGGCGACGTGATCGTCACCGCGCCGCCCTTGGGTCCGGTCACCACCAGCGTGCCCGCGCCGCCGACCCACAGGCCGCGCGTCACCTCCGCCAGATCTGAATCGGCCGGCGTGATCGCCACCAGCTTTTCGGCCGGCGCGGTCAGCGAGAGGCGGTATTCCTCGAAATTGTCAGCCATGATCCCTCGACTGCGCTCGGCGCACGTAGCGCGGCTTGACGGCGCGCTCGGCGCGACCGGCCGGTTTTGCGGCGACCGGCTCGGTCGCCGGCGCCAGCGCTGCGCCCGCCGCGTCCTCGGCGGCGGGCGCGTCCTGCTGTTCGGTCACGCCGCCTTCACGACGGCGTAGCTGACCACGATGGTGCCGTTCA